ACTTGTTGTGCGGTTTTTGGATTATTTTCATCAACTTCTACATCTCTAATTGCTACCCAAACATTTTTACCCTTATTTAGTTGCTGATTAATCAACCATTCATGTCCGGCATGCCATGTTTGCCATCTACCAATGTATAATGCGTATTTTTTCATATTATATAAATTTTAAAATTGCTAATTCTTTTGCTTTTGCTTCAACCATAATATCAATATCCAATCCGTATGTATTTGGTAATTGATTAATGTATAATGAGTGAGCTTGTGGTTTTTCCTTTGGATTATTTTCGTGCAATGCTTTTGATTCGGAATAATGAACTTCTTGCGTAATACCTTTAGGCCAAGTAGTTGCTGCAAGTTTGAGTGCTTGTTCTTCTGAAAGGTCACCTGTACAAAATTGGTGGTGATGATAATCAAATACAATCGGAATACCGGTCTTTTGATGAATATACATTAAATCCTTAACAGAGTACATAGAACCCTTATCATCATTCTCAATTGTAAGCCTCTTTTTAACCGAATTAGAACACTTATTAAAGTTGGTGATAAATCTATCCATTGCACTCTGTTTATCTCCGTAAACCCCATTACAATGAATATTAATGTTATTGTATGGTGTTTTAGATAACCCCATCATATCAAATATCTTACCATGTAGTTCCAAATCCGCAATCGTATTGTTTACAACGGTTTCATTTGGTGAAGTAAGTACACAAAACGGACCAGGATGCGAATTTATACGCATATTGTGAAATTTAGCAAAATCACCTGCTTTTTTGAGTTCTCTCTTAATTTCTTTGTAATCTTTGAGTTGAGTCAAATCAATATGGTCACCCCACGGAATGATTGCAGAAGATAATCGGAAGAAATAGATACCATTTAGCCTATTCCACTCCAATATTTTGATAATATCCGATGCATTTTTAAGTGCAAGTTCGGAAACATAATCTAATCCCTTAGCTTCAAAGGTTTTTTTAATCATAGCACGGTTTGTAGAAACCTGCTTACCCATACTCATATTAATACATGCATATCCTATATTCATAGAATGTAATATACGAAAAATAACTTAAAATACAAAATTATTAGTAAGTTTTAATTAAATCATCTTGCTGTGATTTCTTATACTTCAACCAATAGTTCACAGCATTTTGGTCATTTATCCAATTTGCTTTATTATCCCAATCAAAATCAGTTCTTGCGTAATATGGTAATTTATTTCTAATTTCTCTTCCTCTCATTGATGTTTTTGGAACCCACTCATCTATCATTCCATCCCCATCGGTATCATAACCATCAATATTACCATCACCATCTAAATCTATCGGAATTCTTAAATTATTTTCTACTATAACAGGCACTTCCTCTTCAATTGATGAATTTTTTCCACTATCTTCAGTATTTTGTGAAATATTTTCCACTATATCCTCTTTTTTATCGCCATATACCTCATATAACCCCAATTTTTCATCATTTTCCATCATTTCTATCAGAGCTTCCTTTTGTTTACGCTTTTTATCAGAAATTAATCCGTTAAAAGCGATAATTAAAGCAACCGCAAGTGGGTCAAACACTAAAACTATCAAAAATATGAAAAATTTCACTACTTGTGCTAATTCTACGTTAAATGCTTCTGCAACAAATCGAAATCCACCCACTTCTTTCTCTATATCAATGTTTGCATTCTTAATTTTATTAATTTCTTCGTAATTTTTGTTGTTTTCTTCGGTTAATTTATTGATTTTTGCTGAAATTGTAGTAATTTCTTTATCGGCATTACGAATCATTTGAGAAACTCGTGATGTAGATACGTTTTTATCAATTTGTTTGGAAAGATTTGATTCTTGTGAGTTACGGATGTTTTGTTGATTAGTTAATTGAGTAGTATAACGAGCAATTTCACTCTCATTTTGCTTAATTTTTGTATCAAAAACGGCAATTTCTCTTTCTATTTGTAGGAGTTGTATATTTTGTTGTTGGAATGCATTAGAAAGGTAACCAAAAATACCGGCAGATGTGATTAACATCAATACGCCAACGGAAATCGTTATGTACCACTTATTAAATCCACTAATTTCATCCCATTTTTGCTTCAAATAAGTAGCCGCAACTAACTTTGCCAATTCCAATGCAGATGCCATTATCATCACCGAAAGTGATGCTCCGGCAAATAGTACACCCAACCCCGTCACAGAGAAGTATGCCGCACAACCAGCGATAATTAGTGCGGAAATTCCGACTAAAATCTTAAGCCAATTCATTATCTATTAATTCTTACTAATTCAGAAACACGCTCTACAATTTTTTGAGCATCATCAATTGTTTGATTAACATCGGATGGTGATAATTGTTGTGCACCATTTGCTACATTCTTTAAAATACGCAATTTACCTTCTAATGAATCTAAAAGCGTTTGTATTTTTTCATTATATATCATACTAATAAATATTTTTTAAATAAAAAAAGGGTAAAATCATAAGACCTTACCCCTTTAATCTACGAAAAATAACTGAATTAACCAACTTTTATGGTTAATTTTTTTGGTTTGGACTCTTCTTTTCTTTCTACTACGATTGATAAGATACCATTTTTAATTTCTGCTTTTGCATTTCTACCGTCCAAATCCTTACCCAATGTAATTGTTTCATTAATGTTTGCAATCAATTGGTCTACTGCTGTTTTTTCATCTTTACTTTCCTTTTTAGCTACCACTTCAATTTTATCTTCATAACAATTAATCTCTACACTTTTAGGGTCGTGACCTAAAACGGATAGAGCGATGAATGCTTTATCATCTTTTACTTCAACTGCAAATTTAGATGGTACAAATGTAGTTGAATGATTTTTCCAAATTGGAGAAGTAGTTTCAAATAATGAATCAAAAACCTTGTCGAAATTTGTGTAATACATAATTTTAATTTTTTTGGTTAATAATACGTTATATATTTCAATTATTATACCAAAGTATTTTTAATGACAAATTGTCAGAACATTTCATTATCTTGCGACTCAATTACAGTAGACATATGGTCTGCCCAATGCATAATGTATGGAAGTTTATATCTCATACGTTTATTAGGGTCAAATGCTATAAGATATTTTTTATTATCATCATCATATAAACCATCCGTAAGCTTCATTCCAAAATATTCAGCTTCGGAATAAGCTATTCCATATTGTTGTAATGTAAAAAAAGTTCTATCTGTAAGAGTCATAAAAGAATCGGCTGTATTTTTCTTATAATAGTCTCCTCTGTTTTTTACGTGCCATTCGGAATCGTTTGGTAAATAATGTAAATTTTCTTTTGTACCTAATTTACCTAAATCGTGATGCAGTGCTGTAAATATTAATTCTTCATCTGTAAAATCTACTTTTCCTCCAAGCGATATAAACATCTCTTTTACTTTTAACGCGTTTTTACATACATTAAATATGTGGTCTATATAACCACCTGGATATGCATTATGATATCCCGCATTTCCACTTGCTGGCGATATAATTAAATTACCACCCAATTCACCATCGGAATACATGAATAGTAATTTTTCTAATCTTTCACCTGTAAAATACTTTTTAAGAATTTGAATGAACTTTTCGTAGTTTTCTCTTAACTGCTGTTCTGTTTTTTGTTTCATAATTTAGAGTTTAACTTTATAATACTCTAATATACGAAAAATATTCGAAATTATCAAATAATTGTTATAATCTTTTTATGTGATGGCCAGGCATTTATTGAGTATCTACTGCCCGATTCTACTTCTTCAATCATGTGTGGTACATTACAATCAAATACAAATATACTACCTGCTTTTTTAGGAACAACATACTCTATATTATTTATTTTATATTTTATATCCCCCCCTATGTAATCATCATTTAATTGTAGAATAATAGTTATTGTTCCTGCATTTTTTATTTCTTGCATATCAGAATGCCATTTTAAAAAATCACCACTACCATATTTGTTAAATGTATACTTATCGCACACGGTATATAGTGTTGATTTAAATGGCGATAATTTATTTGATATTTCTATTATCTTCGATGATAAATTTTTAATTGTTTTTTGGTGTTTTTCTTTATTTGTGAAATAATATCCTTTTCTTTTTAAGAAATTTGAATTATGATTTTTTAACGGATTTCCCCCATTATCAAATGATGTTGATTGCATATCAATCAAATTACAAGATAACCCAAAATTAATAAGTTCGGTACATTCATCTAATGATATAAAGTTTTCTATATATTCGTTGAACATTTTATTAAATTATTTTAGATTTATTTTTTGTTTCTATTTTTTTAAAAAATACCGATGTTTCTGTCGCTGTACCATCTTCTCTTTCGTATGGAAAATCTGTACAATAGTAATTCTCTCGTAAGAACCTATATGCATCAACATTCCAAGTACCATTATCCAAAACTATAATTGAATCATTTTTTTTATATTCATCTATTAGTTTAGCAAAAATACTTCTTGATATGTGTGTCGGATTATTATCTATTAAAAAAATATCAGCTGACTTAATTAATTCTATAAATTCTTTATTTTGTAAAATAGATTTATCAAACATTGATAATTTTACATTAGAGATTATTTTATCTTTTAATAAAGAATCTATTTTTAAAAACCACTCAACATTATCTTCAAAAGAATAAACAAATTTAAAATGCTTTGAAAAAAATAAAGTAGAATACCCTGAACCGATTTCTATAATTACATTATTTTTAAAATCGTTTTGTGTAATCCAACTTACAAAATTTTTAGATAATTTTGAATTATCCATTATATAAGTGTTTTTTTGTAATTATTAATAGGTTTTAAATTAAACCAACTAACCAGAGAATATCTTATACCAGATTCTACTGGGCTAACTCTATGATTAATATCAGATAAAAAAACAAATAAATTCCCGATTCCGTTTTCAAATGTTGTAATACCTTCTATTTCATCAATTTTCATTTGTAAATCTCCGCCTGTATAATCGGTGTTTAATTGAATAACTATTGAACAATATCTTTTAGCATATTCACCCTCTGGCGAAGAATCGGTATGCCAGTTATAATATTCACCAACTTTATATTCCGTAAACTGAAATGGTGCACCATCAAAATTTATTTCGTAACCTTTTAATTTTATTTTTTCTGAAATTTTTTCTACTAATCTTGCTTTTAAAAATGGAAAAATATTATCATAATTTGCAAAAGAAATAGATGACTTTCTATAATTTTCATCTATCACATCGTTCATTATCTTTCCGGGTTTTAAATCTAAATTTTTTAAAGAAAAGTTTAAAATTTTATTACATTCATCTATTGATAGAAATTCTTTTATTGTAAAATAATTAATCATATGAGTTTTGTATTTATTGTTTTTTCTATTAAGTTGCAGTTTATAACGCATTTATCTTCGTTTTTTGATGGAACACCGGCGTGAGGTATTAATCCATCAAATATCAAAATTCTGTTTTCAACACAATCTACTTTTTGAAGTATTTCGGTTTTATCATCGTTATATAACAAAGTATATCCATTATTTGTATTAATATAAAATATATAAGAGGTATGTTCGGTTTGTCTATCTAGATGGATTGCATTAATAATATCGGTATCGGTAAAGGTTTGTGCTTTTGTTAAATTTATTTTAGTTCTCAATGTATAAACGTATTTTTTACTAGTCTTTTGTTCTACACAACTTTTTATTTCATCGATAATTGATAATATTTTTTTATCAATCTGTATGTTTTCACTTGGGATTGATATAACAAAACCAGCACCAACTTTTGTTTCAATTAATGATGGAGATTTAAAAAACCTTTCACCTTTAGAACCTACTATTTTTTCTAAATAAAACCATTCTAATTCATCTTGTCCTTTTAAAAAGTATTCTTGTAAGGTTTTTAAAGATTCTTTATTCAAAATATCATCATATACTTTATACTCTTTCATATTATTTGTAATAACCAATACTTTTTATTATATCAATAATTGCATAATTCCACTCATTTACTTCTACGTGTATAGTATCATAATCTATTAGCATATAATCTGTTACGTTTTTGTAAAACCAATACGGACTAAATGCTGGCCTTTTTTCTTTTTTTGTAACATACAAATTATATCCAAAACAATCATTTTCATTAATTTTTTTAAACCAAACATATCCAATTGATGTGTTTTTGTAATATAATAAAAATGCCGTTTCTTTATTTTCAATTCTTTTATTTACATCCTGTATTGTAAACATCTCCGGCCATTTATATTCCAAATTAAAAAAATCTATTAGTTTGGTAAATTCTAATAAATCGGAATTTGATATTGAATTACTTATTTTTTTTATTTTAAGTTGAGATTCTTTTATTTTTTTATTATGTGATATTTTAAAATTTTCCATTATATAAGACTTTTTTCTTTTGCAAAATCTTTATCAAAATCAAAAAACATTACCATACTATATCTTTTTCCAATTGTAACGGGTAAAACTCTATGTAGTACATTTTTTGAGATTAGGACTGCGCTGTTGGTTATGGGTTTATATTTTTTTATATCTTCTACAATATTAGAGTTTATATACTCTAGCTCACCACCAACGTAATCATCGTTTAAATACATTATTAATGAAAAATCGGCCACATCGTAATGGAATGCATCTTCTTTATTTCCTCTATTATCAACAACATTTATCCAACTAGCCGTATGTTTACATTTTATACCATAGTTATTTTTGATAATATTTAATATATTTTCTATAATTTCTTTCTTTAAATTAATTGGCGTTCTTTTGTAGGAACTTCTACCAGAAACGGGTTCCATTAACGTAGCATCATCAATAGATTTGCAAAACTTATTAAGATGTTCTATATCATTTTTATCTAAAATATTATCAATATACTTAACCATTTTATATTAACTTTTTTATATCTTTACTATTTTTTAGGATAACACCCTGTAATAATAAATCTAAAAAAGAATTTTCTTTATAGATTTTTTCTATTAATAAAGAATGGACTTTATCTGTCCATAGTTTACATAGTGTATAATTTTCTTCATAATTTTCCATAAATTTTTTTACAAATTGAACAAATTTATCATTCTTCCCTCTGTACTCAATAGCTTCTTTGTAAAATGGATGTTCCTCTATTCCTGTTATTTCTTTTAAAATTTCATACGGATATGTGTGAGTAGATATAAATGGTATTTTACCTAAAACAAATCCATAAGTTTTTTCTGACAAATAATTTGAAGCATATTGAACAGGCAACCAATCCCATGATTCACTTAATATGTGCATTTTGGCCTGTGGTAATATTCGCATCATATATTCTAAATAGTGTTCTATATTTTCTATATAAGAAATATCATCCCAATTATCCGTGCCCCATTTATTTAAATTTATATTTTTATTGTTTTTTATTTGAGTTGAATTTACATCATAATCTATATTTTGACAATTATCTGTTCTACTTAAATAAATTTCTTTATTGTTCAGCTTTGCGATATCATCTATTATATCTATTCTATTTTTTTTATGATTTCTAACGGAAAAACATAATTTATATGGTTGATTTAATTTTTCGAAAATGTTTGCAAATTCATAATACCAACGTATTGAAAGTAATTCATTCCATTGAAACATTGTATTTGTAGCTATGAAATTATGATTTGGATAATGTATCGATTCTACCGATTTATCAATAAAAAAATTATCACTAAATATCCAATGGTTTTTTAATCTTCTAATTTGATATTCTAAATCCTTTACGGGTGCATATTTTAGCATTTCTGCTTCTATAAAACTTTTTTCTGTTCTCATAATAGAAATTAACCAACCTTTTCTATTTTGAACGTTATCAGCTAACCATTTCATTATTGGAATATCATTAACACCAAATTGGCCACCACCCCTATGTGCCGTTAATCCTTTTTCTTTGTTTATACAATCTATTTCAGTATAATCTTTCCAATCAAACATTTGATAATTTATTGTTAAAAAATCTATCAAATGATATCCATCTTCGGCATCGTGTAATTCTGGATTGAAAACTAATTCAAATTTTTTATCATTGTAATCACATAAAATAGTACCAATGTTGTTTTTTATATTAGATACTCTGTTTGTTGTATTATGAAATAACTTTAAAAATAAAGAACGAGAATAAAAATGGTGTATGTATATTTTAATCATTAAAATAGTTTTTTAGTAAAATAACTTTTTTCAAATTTATTCCATATCCAATCCCTTAATTTCTGGTCCTCTTTTATATCCATTTGTGGATATGCATAATTTATTTGATTGTCTTTTCCTATTTTTATATCCGTATCATATTTACTTTTTATTAATTCTTCAAATTTATATAGTTCGTATATATCAAATTCATAAGTTGGTTTGTATCCACTTTTCCATGCTTCTTGTGAATCAAATACTCTCCAATTAATATAAATGTTATCTTTCATCATATTTTCTATGATAGATTTTTTATTATAATTCATTGAATATTTTTCTATCAATGGTACTATTATTTTTGATTTCATTTTTTTATCAAATTCAAAATTTTTATCATTTTGTATCATAGATTTTATACAATCTATTATTTCATCTGTAAAATATTCGTAAATAAAATCATTTGTTATTTTATTTGGAATGTAATTTAATCCATATGCTTCCTTTACCCAGTGTCCAAATATGTAATAAACTCCACTCAAAAATCGTTTACAGTAATCTCTTTTTATTGTTATAGTATTTACTTTACTACCTAAAAAAGTATACACTTCAGAAATAGATTGATGTCTGTGTGTTTTTATTTTTGTGTATGTGACTTCTTTACCGTGAATTGATGGCATTACATATCCGTTACCAAATAAATCATTTGCATCATCTTTAAATGTTGGTTCTATTTTTAAATCTGCTTTTTCAAATGCTAAATGTACAGAAATACTGGCGCATTTGGGAATTGATATAAATACAATATCATTTTCAATTAACATCATAACCTAATATACTAAAAATAATTGAATTTACAAAAGTGTTTTTTTATTTTTTTGAGTTGAAGACCATAACTCATCATCAACTTCTTTCCATTTACCCAATGGACACTCATTAAATGTTTTTGTAAATATTTTTTTCTTTAGTGGACATCCACATTCATTGCAATATGGGTCGCCCGTAACATCTCTTTGCGCACGAAACTCTGGACATTGAATACAGATGTTCCACCTAGCCTCAGCCAATTCTTTTTGAAATTTTGTAGGATTGGATGCTGTAATCCATGCATCTGCTATTGTAACTATTTTGGATGGGTCTTTAACTAACCCACTTATTATTTTTTTAATACCCAAATCCATAACCAAAAAATTAATTACATATGTTTTGCTTTCAATGCTGTAATAAACTGATTTACAATTGTATTCAATGCAATTTTTTTAGGAGATTCGGTTACTTTTTTTCTTCTTCTTTTAAATTGATTTTCTGAAGTCCAAACTCTATTTTTATTATTTTCAGTTGCCATATTAATTTATTTTTTTAAATTGAACATCTATTTTATTATAATCTACCATTAATAAACCATCTTCTGGGTTTATCATTAAAGCATGTTCAAATGCTGTTCCTATCAATTCATTACCCATAACACCTTCATATAATCCATCTTCTCCCTTATAGGTATATTGATAAATATTTATACCACCATTTGATTTACCAATCAATTTTATATTTTCTTTATGAGCGATATCCGATTTAACATAGTTACAATATCCTGCACTTTGGCATATACTTGGTACAGGAAATTCACCACATGGATATGCATTACAATAAAATGAACCGGCTATGCATGGTGGATATCCAGGTGCACCACATCTACAACATTCTACATTTGCCCAGCTTGCACCGGAACCATTTCCACATTCATAACAAAATATACAGTTTGCGGTAATTGATTTACAATCAAACGTATAGTTGTGAGTTAATAAACCATATCTCAATCCACCCTCTTCCGAAGTTAGGAATAGGTCTAATTCTTCAAAATTTACAGCATAAACTTCTATTTCATCATATGAGTATGTTATTGTTTGAATAGTTTTTTCTATTAAAGAATTTGTTTGTGAATCAAATAGTATAAGTGTATCATTTGGTTTTAAATCCATATATTGTGTAAATTTCACAACATAATCCGATGAACTACCACTTTCTAATTCTTTTTTCAAAATCATAGCATGACTAACATCTGAAAATTTAGTTCCACCCTCACATTCTATGTTCCAGAAAAATCCAACGTAATTTTCTCTTTTTACTATGTTTGTTAATTGAGATGAACTTACTTCAAAATTGTTTATCAAATTAGTAAATGATCCTGACCAATTTTGTAAATTTACGGTGTTTTCGACCATAGGTAAATCAGGTATTGTAATAGATTTTACCGTATCGTTTTGATTTAATGATGATAATAGTGTTAATGTATTATCTGGTAAAAATACCTT